GCAGCCTCAACCTGTGTAATTAACCCAATACCTTGAGAGGTACCAAGTTGTGTCCGGAAAGAAGCCACCCGTTAGTCTCGAATGGAACCTTCTCCCATTTGAGCCCATCAGAATAAACCCTGATGGATCTTTAAATGAAGAAGGGATCACCGAGACTATCGGGAGCAAAGTCCGCTACTCAAGTGATGAACTTGTGTTTGAGGACGATGTTCCTGTGGTAATACAAGCCCGTTATAGGCTTGCATTAACCCTAGCTCGTCTCTATGGAGGAGATGCCACTTTGTATGATCTTGGCGCAAGCCAAGGTACTACATTCATGGCGTTCATCCATGGTCCTGAGCTAGGTGAAGTAATACCCTGTATCGTTTCTGATTCAGACGTATTCCTTCGTTCTCTCCGTACTATACACAGTTTACTGGAGATGGTGTACTGTAAGGGTTATACCTTTCAGGACGTTCTCTCTAGTAATGAAGCTGCTGTCTCTGTGCCCGTTAAGGGCAATGTGGCGCCCAATTAAGGGCGGGTAAGGTATGACTATCACACGTACCTCCTACTATCGGATTATACCTAGGTACTCGATAGATCGTTTTAACGATATATCTCCTGTACCGTCGGTATTTCATGATGATGTGATTGTAACTCAGTCCCCTTCACAATTCAATAGCAAAACCTCGACAGCGATGCCGGGGTGGCGCTATAGAATACGTCACCACATTGGGGCTACAACTGGTCGTATTATCGATCAGTTTAAGTCTTCAGGTGGTCACGGTAGTGCTGGGGTTGAGTTCTATCATAACACCAGTCCGAAAGGAAAGACGTATGCTAGTGATTACTGGGTCGGACATATTGTATATCCGTCCAGCTATCCTAGTCTACCAAGCTCCTCAGCCGCAGCCGATAATGAAGCTCGTATGAAGTTTTACAAGCAAGCCAAAAATGCACAGACCGCTTTTAGTGGTCTCACATTTCTTGGGGAGCTCCGTGAAACCCTACATATGATAAGGAATCCCGGTCGTGCCCTTAGGGAAGGTCTAGATGACTACGTTAAGCACGTAACGAAACGTGCCCGTAGAGCAAATAGACGCAACCTTAATCGCATTGTCTCGGAGACTTGGCTGGAGCACGCCTACGGCTGGGCACCCTTCATAAGTGATATCAAGTCCGCCGGATCTGCACTCAACCGACGCCTCGACCGTTTCGCAAGTAGTTATACTCGCATTACGGGAAAAGGTAAGGCTGAGACTGCATCATTCGACGTTAGCTTGAACACTCAGGAGGATGTCTGGCTGCAGTACGTTACTCGACGCCTTCACAGAACTATAAATTCTGTAAGGTATTCAGCCGAGATCAGGAGTGTAAATGAGAACCCTGTGCAGGCAGATATGAATCTCTTCGGCGTTAGCTGGGGAGATATCATACCTACTGCTTGGGAACTTATTCCATACTCCTTCCTGCTTGATTATTTCTCCAATATTGGAGATATACTCAATGCCTGGTCTGTTCGGAAAGTTGATATTGCATGGTGTAACCGAAGTGAGCAACTCAGAGGGATTAGAACCCTCTCTGAGCTTCGCATCAATAAGGCTTACACCCAAAGTGCAGTATCTTCCTTTTCGTCCTGGCTAAGCGCATATATAGCTACGAGCCACTTCAGGTCTGTCAGAGAGACTATTACGCGTGGGGCCAATACTCCTGCATATCCTTCCTTTCGGTTGGAGATGCCGGGTCTTGGCACAAAGTGGATTAATATGTCCGCTTTGCTTGCTGCGCGTAATAGAACTCGAAGACAGTTATTTAATTAACATCTCTCCTTATTGGAGTACAAATGTCAATTTCCCTTACATCCCCTGTTACGGGGTCGGCCCAGACGGGCTTCACGTCTCCGACGTACACCCACGTTGTGGATGTGGCTCCGGATGTGAATGGTAAACAGTATGCTGTTACCGCTCTTGGCGGTACGCAAGCTGGTGTCACCACTCACTCCGTCTCTGCCCCTTTCACCGTATCGTTTTGGAAGCCAAAGGTCAATAAGATCCTTGGCAACCCAAATCCGGTTACTGGTGTTATTGGCAGTGTTGGGCGCAATGTGTATAAGGTAATCATCCGTAAGGGTGTGTTACCTTTGGCTGGTCAACCGTACCAGACCATGATGGCATCTCTTTCTATAGAGGTCCCAGCTGGTGCTGATACTGCTGATGCGCCAAACATTCGCGCTGCACTCTCCCTTCTCATCGGATCCCTGTCTCAGGTATCCGCTGGGCTTGGTGATACGGTTGTCTCGGGCGTGTTCTAGACTTATGTCTATAACACCTACCCAAGCCACCCGTGTTGCCAAGTGGTTACAGGTCTTATTGATTATTCTGCAAGCCCTAGGTTCGGCCATCAAGGTCGTTCCTTTGTCACTACAGAAGGTCTTTAAGTCTGTAAAGCGAAGATAATTCGCTGAGTGCAACAGTTGTCTGTCCAGAGCCCTACTAGGAGACACGATGAGACCTATAAGCTCTCATGCTCTTTACCTAGACCTCCTTCAAGACCTCGGGCTTACCTACGATCAAGATTTTTCAATCTTGCCGTGGGATAGCTCGTCTATTGCAGCCCGCAAGTCATTGGCTAAGTCATTTTTGAAGAAATTCAAAGATGACGCTAACCTTGAAGCTTGTAATAAGGCTGCTCTAGATAAGTTCACATCCGTAAATTCTCGGTGTGCAACTTGGCAATTGGAATGCGAGTCACTGCTAGATGAATTGCTCATTGGTACCCTAAAGAAGTACCTTCATGAGTTTTTTCATATTAGTAAGTGGCAGATGCCACTGGTACATTCTCTGTCCACTATCTTAGATAGTGCCAGAAATGGTCCCGGCGCATCTGTCGGCTCAGAGTCTACCGACTTTTATACAAAGTTGTTCGACTCTAAGTTGGCTTGCACTTCAACTGGTCTTCATCGCGCGTACGCGAACTACATTAGGATGTACCCTCTTTGGAGTGAGGCCGAGGAAACTCGGCGTAGCTCGTTGGGGGACCCGGTTGTAGTAGGCGGTAACCGTTTAGACTTCGTCCCGAAGGATGCGACGATTTCACGTTCTATTTGTATCGAACCTACGTTGAATATGTTTTATCAACTAGGCCTGGGAAAGATTATCCAAAGGAGACTGAAGAATTTCTTCGGTATCGATTTGGAATTCCAACCTGATATAAATAGGGCGTTAGCTCTAATCGGCTCACTCACTGGAGATCTTGTCACTATTGACTTGTCTTCAGCTAGTGATTCTATGTCGTTACGGATGGTTCGCAGCCTCTTCCCTGCTGATTTTGTTCAGTGGGTGGAGTTACTACGATCACCTGTTTCAACATATAAGTCTGAGCTGATCGAACTAAACATGCTTTCTACTATGGGAAACGGTTTTACGTTCCCGTTGCAGACTGCTTTGTTTAGTTGCATCGTTGCGGCTGCCTATGAGGTTGACTCTAAGCGACGTGTGGATTATCCACACGGTCTTAGTTTCTTGTCTCTTAAGCACCTTCCTAACTGGTCAGTGTTCGGAGATGATATTATCTGTTCCCAACGTGTGTTGGGTAAGGTTTTACGTCTCCTTAAGCTGACCGGTTTTGAAGTTAACCGCTCTAAGACCTTCTTTGAGGGTCTTTTTCGGGAATCCTGTGGTCATGACTACTTTCGTGGTCATGATGTCAGGGGGGTCTATTGTACGACCCTCCTGTTACCTCAGGAGCGCTATACACTGATAAATCTGCTCAACAAATGGAGTTCTTGGCAGGGTATTCCCCTACCAAACACCATTCGTCGTCTCCTAAAGAGTGTTCCACGGATAGTGGTACCTCCTTGGGAAAACGCAGATTGTGGCATATGGTTGCCCGAAAGGCTCTTACCGTACTATAAGCATAAACTCCGCGTTGATCGTAACAAAAGCCTATTGTATAGGCGTTACGTTCCTCGTCAAGTTTTTATGCGAATAGATGACGATAAGATCCATGTGCCTCGCCATAAGAAAGCCCGCAGGTATAATCCTGCTGGCCTATATATGGCGTTCCTCAGTGGAAGCATCACAAACGGCAAAATCCTTACCAGGGCTGGTAAGGTCCGTTATGTGGCGAAGTGGGCGGTAGCTCCAAATTGGAGCTATCACCCGACGGTAAGGAACCCGTTTAAAGGTTCCTTTGGAGGACCGGGGTTGGAAACCCCGGAGCTAATCAATCTGATTAGCGCCTGGTAAGGTAATACTTACCTGGAGGAATGCTAGCCCT